AACAAGAAAGTCAATATGCCAGTGGTAGTGGTGGTTAGCGTCCTGGGAGGAGTTGCGCTTGGATTTGCTGGCGCGTATGCGATTGATCGAGCAGTGAGGTAATGATGAAAAAAGACTTGACCCTTGATGATATTGCTAGCTTTGAAAAGGCCATAGCAAAGAAATACGGCGCGGATACGATCCAAAACCCTCGCAAGTATTGGAACGACGAAAAGGAAGAAAAGCATCAAGAACAACTGCGTCTATTGTTAGAAAAAGAAATGTTAAACGAGGAAAAAGACGATAAAGTTGAACTTGATGGATTTTTAATCTCTAAAAAACTACTTAATAGAGAAGCTACTAAAAGAGTCTGTCCTATTTGTAGTACCTATTCTTATAAAATTAAAGACGATGTTTTCATGAATAAATTTGATTGCTGTTATGATTGTTATATAAGATGGGTAGATGGTAGGGAAGAGCGTTGGCTTTCAGGTTGGAGACCAAACAGGGAGAAAGATAATGTCACAGAAAACTTATGAAGTTGTCCAAGGGATACACCAGGCGGCAGCAAATGCTTATGATGGGGCATATGATGCCGATGGCAAACCACTTGAGATTGGTCTAAAAAGAGAAGAGGGGCATCCTGTCTTAGATTCTAGAACCATGGATGGCTGTAAAGTAAAGATTAACGGCAATCAGTTGGTTGTGAATTATCAATCTGATATTACTCTTAAAGATGTCCACGCTAACGGCTTTGAAAGCGATATGAACCAAACCTGTCAGGATATTGCCAATTGGCTTAAAAAGCAGTACAAGAAGGTTACAGGCCAAGCTCTTACATTAAAAGCTCAAGGTGATTGTGACGTAATGGTGCAGCAAACATCTCGCGTGCGTGTATTTGTTAATGCGCAAAAGAAATTCGAGATAACAAGCCTAAAAGATGTAGAGGCAAATCTGCAAGGTAGCGACGGCAGAAAGATTGATCCTGATGTTGAAAAATTCTTGAAGCTCGGCAATTTGGGTAAAAAAGCAGAGAATAAAAATCAAAGAGTGCCCAAGGGATAACCAATGGGTTATGAGCCGTCAAAAGAAGAAAAAATAAGAGAGATTTTAAAGGCCGGCAAGAACGCAAATTATTTTATTAATAATTATGCCAAGATTTCTCACCCTCTAAAGGGCCTCATTCCTTTTACCACATATGATTATCAGGAAGAGTTAGTAAATAACTTCAACGAGCACCGCTTTAATGTAATTCTTAAAGCTCGTCAGTTGGGAATTTCAACTATTAGTGCCGCCTATATTGTGTGGCTGATGACTTTCCACCGCGATAAAAACATTCTTGTTATTGCAACAAAGTTTGGTACAGCGGCCAATTTGGTTAAAAAAGTAAAGCACATAATTAAGAATCTTCCAGATTGGATGCGGATTGCGTCTATTGCCGTCGACAATAGAACTTCCTTTGAATTATCAAATGGTTCGCAGATTAAAGCATCTTCTACTTCATCCGATGCTGGACGTTCAGAAGCCCTCTCATTGCTCGTTATCGACGAGGCAGCGCACGTTGAGGGCCTCGAAGAGCTATGGACCGGCCTGTACCCTACCTTGTCGACTGGTGGACGTTGTATCGCCCTTTCCACGCCCAATGGTGTTGGTAACTGGTTTCATCAAACATATACAGATTCTGCCGAAGGTAATAATGACTTCTTTGCGACCATTTTACCATGGGATGTTCATCCAGATCGAGATTCTGCTTGGTTTGAGAAAGAAACCAAGAACATGTCCCGCCGCCAAATCGCTCAAGAGTTAGAATGTAACTTTAATATGTCTGGCGAGACAGTTTTCCATTCAGAGGATATAGAATTTATTGAAAAAACTATCACCGACCCCAAATATAAGACAGGGTTTGATAGAAATTTTTGGATTTGGGAAGAATTTAATCCGGAATATACATATTTGATGTCTGTTGACGTTGCAAGAGGCGACGGTAAAGACTATTCAGCGTTTCATATTCTTAAAATTGAGACAATGGAAGTTATTGCAGAGTATAAAGGCAAGCCAAGCTTAGATATATTCTCTAATATGATCAACGAGATAGGAAAAGAATATGGCAATTGTATGATGGTTGTAGAAAACAACTCTGTTGGCTGGACTGTCCTTAACAAGCTAGAAGAAATAGGCTATCCTAACATTTATTATTCATATAAGTCAAGTCACGAGTACGTTGACCCACTTACAGCGGAGGTCGCGACAAATGCTGTAGCCGGATTTACAATGTCTTTAAAAACAAGACCTTTGGTTATCGCAAAGATGGAAGAATTCATTAGAAACCAACTAGTTACGATATATTCAAGCAGATTATATAATGAGATGAAAACTTTTGTATGGCATAATGGCAAACCACAATCGATGAAGGGGTTTAATGACGACCTTATTATGTCAGCAGCAATTGGTTGCTGGGTAAAGGACGTAGCATTTTCGACTAATCAGAGAGATATAGAATATAAAAAGGCTTTTTTAAATTCAATGATTTCAACAAATACAAAAATTAATACTGCAATTCCTGGTATGCAAGGATATAAAAAGATACAAGACCATGACGAAAAGAAAAAGTACGAAGACTTTTTATGGTTACTTAAGGGATAAAAATGGCAAACAAGAGAAACGAAAATCCTAACAATCCAGAAAGTACGTTATATCGCAAGTTAACGAGACTTTTTTCTGGGCCGATCACAACATATAGACGTCAAGTTCCGCGCAAGAGGACTCGACGTAATTTAGATAATTTTAAATTTAAGTCCGCTTCAGGTCAAGCTTTTAAGCGCAAGGATAGTAATCCTTATGATTCAATGCAAGCGAACTTTATGACGAATCAGGCACGCGCCGAACGTTATATTGATTTTGATCAGATGGAATATACCCCAGAAATTGCTTCCGGTCTAGATATCTATGCTGACGAAATGACAACTTCATCAACATTTAATCCTTTATTAAAAATAAGTTGTATTAATGAAGAAATCAAATTTGTTTTAGATAATTTGTACCACAATGTTTTAAATGTAGAATTTAATTTATTTGGCTGGTGCCGATCAATGTGTAAGTATGGAGACTTTTTTCTATATTTGGATATCGATGATGAGCAGGGGATCAAGCATGCGATTTCTTTGACACAACATGAAGTAGAGAGACTAGAGGGCGAGGATAAGACAAACCCCAACTATGTTCAATATCAGTGGAACTCCGGTGGCTTGACCTTCGAGAACTGGCAGATAGCACACTTTAGAATTCTCGGTAATGATAAATATTCTCCTTACGGAACCTCTGTTTTAGAGCCAGCCAGAAGAATCTGGCGACAACTAACATTAATGGAAGATGCTGTAATGGCATATCGTATTGTAAGATCCCCAGAGAGAAGAGTCTTTTATATTGATGTTGGCAATATCGCTGCAAATGATGTAGAGCAGTATATGCAGAAGATTATGACTCAGATGAAGCGCAATCAAATTGTAGATTCAGACACCGGCCGAGTAGATTTGAGATATAATCCTATGAGCGTCGAAGAAGATTACTTTATTCCAACCAGAGCAGGACAAAACTCCAGAGTGGAAAGTCTTCCTGGGGGAACTTATACTGGCGATATTGACGATATTAAATACTTAAGGGATAAACTTTTTAGTGCTTTGAAAATTCCCGCTGCGTATCTTTCTAACTCAGAAGAGGCTGCGACAGAAAATCAAACGACACTAGCACAAAAAGATATTCGATTTGCCAGAACAATTCAGAGACTTCAAAGATCAGTAATATCAGAGCTAGAGAAGATTGCCATCGTGCATTTATTTACTCTTGGTTATCGCGGCGAGGATTTAAAATCTTTTAGCCTTTCACTGAATAACCCGTCGAAGATTGCTGAATTGCAAGAACTTGAGCACTGGAGAACTAAATTTGATGTTGCCAACGGCGCAACAGAAGGATTCTTCAGTCGCCAGTGGGTTGCAGATAATGTATTCGGTATGACAGAGGAACAGTTCTTGAAGAACCAGAGACAAATTTTTTATGATAGAAAGTTTGATGCAACCTTAGAATTAGCAGCCGGCGCAGAAGAAGAAGCTGCTGCAGCAATGGGCGCCGGCGGTGCTTTTGAGGATTTTGGAGCCGAAGAAATCCCCGGAGGAGATGAATTGGGCGGCGAAGAGTTAGGAGCAGAAGAGTTAGGAGCAGAAGAGCCAGCGGCCGAAGATGAGACTTTGTTGGCGGCTCCTCCTGGAAAACGTGATGACGATATACCTATAGTTAAATATGAAAAGCCCACCGGCGAAACCACCACTGATAGATCAAATAGCAAGTGGTATTTGCCAACTAAAGATGACAAACGCGATATGGGAGCAAGGCGACAACATTGGAACTTGAATCAAAGAATGTCCAGTAGCTCTAGAAAAAATTTATTCCCATATATGGCGCCATTTACTAGCTTAGGTAAAGGCGTTGTAACAAAAGAAGGACTTGAGGCAGTTTCTGGTGACGAAGAAGCTAAGATTTTTCAAGTAAATAACGATTTAAAGAGACTAATTATGGAGATGGAGACTCGAAAAAAATGAAGTTCAAGCATAATAAAAAAAGGAACACAGCATTTATTTTTGAAGCACTGATCAAAGAAATGGTTAAAGCAACCATGGACAAAGACGTGCAAAAAAAGAAAATGATTGCATCTTTGATTAAAGAAAGCTTTAACAAAAAGTCGGCTCTAGGAAAAGAGCTTGAACTTTATAGATCTTTGACTGATATTAAAAATATGCCGCCGCATA